GTTCAGACACGACCTTGTCCACCGCCGTGAAAATATCCCTATACATGTCTTCCGCTTCAGCCTTTTCGAGCCCGCCGTAATTCACCATGACATCGATGGTGTCTTCCCCCAGGCCCGCGCAGTAGGAATCCGACTCTTCGGGGAGCGAGCGCATCTTGATGGGCAGGGCTGCCGTCTTCATCGGCTCGGCGCCGGGATAGGAGACGTTCATGAGCATATGGCGCGCCAGTATCTGGGGGTGGGTCACCACCTTGTCGATCGTGTTGATCTGGCCGTTGACGATGATTCTCATCCAGCCCGGCTGAATGATGACCGGCTCCGACTTCTCCCAGGTTTGGACCCAGACATCGCCTGGGCGCTTGTCCATCTTTTGAACCTCGGTTTTGATGGTCTCCTTGAAGACAACGGTTCCGAATTCATCGCCCCACTTGGCGACGATTGCAACCTGGTCATAGGCTGTGTCGGTGGAGTAGATGGGCATGCCAGCCACTTTCCCGATCAGGCCGTTCCTCATGACCTGCTCACCGAATGCCGAAGCATCGATGAACTTGTCATCCTTGAGCAACATGCCCAGGGTCAGGGGGTCAGCCATGATACCGTCACCGGTCACAAATGAAGTCCTGAGCGCGACCTTCGCGTTCACGATATCATCATAGCCGATTTCACCATCGGTGTCAGCCTCGACATATTCCCTGTCAGCGCTGTAGATGTAATCGATTGTGGATGCGCCGGGGTCAGCGGAGAACACGATGATGCCACGCCTGTAGTCCAGAACCCAGGTGACCGGGTTGGTCGTGGTAACATCCACAACCGCGATGATAGCTTCACCATCATCCGCCTCGCTGCCGTGGTCCAGGGTGAACTCGGTGTCGCCACCGGCGATTGCTTCCGCTTCCACCAGGGTGACGTTCAGCAATTCTTCCATGATCCTGCTGTCTGCTGCGATGGCCATTGCGCGTGCCAGCCTCTTCAGGGTCCACTTGATCAGGTCTTGGTCGAAGTCCATGATGGCCTGGTTGGTGATTGGGCAGCCTCCACCGTAGTAGGTGGGGGTGACATCGATTGTGTCGAATTCCGCATTGCAGATGTCCGGGATGTCTTCGTCTTCGTCAAAGCTGATGGCAGTGAGCCTGCTGTCCTCTAGCCTGAAGGTTTTCGTTCCGCTTGGTTTGTTCACCAGCTCGGTATCCTTGCCGAGTAGCTGGCCCACAACCATCAGTGGGTCCAGAAGCTCGCGGATTTCTTTCTCCAGCAGGGGTTGAATCCCGCTGGCCAAGATATCTGCGCTGGTAATGAATTCTTCGTATTTTTTCTGTTCCATTGTTCATTCCTCCTTTTATCTCTTGTCCTCACAGGCGCTTAGAGTTGTTTCCTTTTCTTTGCTTCCTGCATCAGCTTTATTGCCATTCCGAGTCCGTCACTGTGGTCCTCGGTCTTTTTCTCAGTAGGGGGGGCTTGGTCCTTCGTGGCCGCTTCTTTCTTCTCGTCTTTGGCTATTTCCTCTTTGGACTTTTCCTCCAGGGTTTCCACTTCCGGCTCGCCTTCTTTCTTTTTCTTCTCTTCTTCTTTTGGTGGCTCAGCTGGTGGTTCCGCTTTCATCTCGTCTTCTGGCTTGTCCAGCGGATTTTCCTTTTTGTCCTCAGCCGGTGGCCGCTTTTCATCCTTTGGCTTCTTGAGTTCAGCGAGTTCCGCGTGGGCCTTGGCAAGCTCCGCCTTGACCGCTTCCAGCTCCTTTTCCAGGCTGGTTGCCGCGTTCATGGAACCGACCAGGTATTCCAGATCGTATTCCAGAACTGTTGGGTTCTGGCCGGGGGTGGGGTGCATCTGCCTGCCAACAGAGGGCATTGAGAATTTCTTCTCGGTGCCGACTGGAACCAGGGACACGCCGTTTGGCCCGATCACAACATGGGACACATTCTTCCATGGAAATGATGTGATGCCTTCCAGGGCTTGCTCCTCATTCTTTTTCTCAGCCACAGCGGATGCGCTGGTGTCTGTGAAATCCACGACATCAACATCTTCCAGGCCGATTTCTTTTTCTTTGGTCATTCGAGTTCCTCCTTATTTTCTTTTTCTTTGGCTTCTTTCAATTCGATAGTTCCACGGGAAGGCGTTATGTCTTTTCCACTATTTAAGCCTTCCGCTGTGGCCTACTTTGCACTGCCTCCGTTCATAGACTGGCAGCTTCTTTTACCGTCTTTGCCCACTGTGCAAGCCGACTCAATATCGGCTGCTCTCAGGGCTGGGCTATCCGTTATGGCCTTCCCCTGGACTTCCACATGCGCCGCGTATTCCCTTCTCTCAGCTTCTCTGGGGTTGTAGTAGCTGTCGAAGTGCAGCTCAGCGGAGACGTTCTGGATCCGCTTCTGCAAAACTTCGGAGATTGCGTCCTTGTCTGTGATGAAGGATCTGTACATGAGCGCGCCTTTGCCATTTTCGTTATTGTTGGGGCAGTGCCATGCCACATCCGCGTCCCACCAAATCTCGCCCAGCATGCCGACCCTATGCTTCTCGTCTTTCTTGTGATAGAAGTTTACATAGCACAGCTTCTCGCCATCGCGCGGTACCATGCGTGCGCCTTTCAAAGCGTCATCCGTGTAATAGATTCCCTTGTGCTTTCCCCTATGGAACAGGATGCCGGTCAGTTCCAGCCATTGCGGGTTGCTGGAGGACATCTGCACGCCGTCCACCGAGTGAACTTCCACGGTTTCGGTGTAGTGATTATTTGTGAATTGCATTTCCATCTCCTGCGGCACGGCAGGGACCGTGGATACTGCTTGTTCCGCTTTTTTCTTCTGACCCGACGTGAGGGGATAGTTGGAAATCAGCGGGACCAGCATATTTTTCTTGCTGCCATCCGGGTTATACTTCAGGGCTGTTGCGACTTTGCTCTTCACGTTGTAGACGTAGAAGCCTGCTTTCTTCAGCTCGCGGGACCATTCATTTCCGTAGCCAATGGTGGCGATGAACTTTCCCTTGATGCCCTTGCATGCTTCGATGAATTCGCTCAGCTTGATCTCACCCAGGTTCATACCGCTTGTCCTTTTATCCTTGGTGTCGTAGTATGGCGGGTCCAGGTAGAAGTATGTATCGGGGCCGTCGTGCTTGCGGATGCATTCGCGGTAGTCCTCTTTGGTGATAGTGGCAACCTTCAAGCGGTCCCTGGCCTTCTGCCACTTCCTTGGATTGGCCAGTAGCGACTTTTCACCAGCGTGGGTCTTGGCGTATGACTTTCCCACTGCTCCAAAGGAGAACCGTTGCAGGTAGCAGAAGCGGTACAGGGCTTCCAGCTTGGACTGGGGCTTGGAGTCCCGCAGTCTGATGAAGTGACCTTCGTTGCTGACCCAGGGCTTCTTGACCAGCGCGGCGATATCGGCATCGGACAGCTCTTTCACATAGCTAAGCATAGAGGAGTACACCCCTAAGTCATTGAGAACTGCGGATTCTTCCGTGGCGTCCTTGGAGAAGAACAGTGTTGCGCTTCCTGCGAATGGCTCCACATATTTCTTGTGTGGCGTCATGTATTTCTTGAAGATGGCTGTCATCCAGTTCTTGCCGGTTGGATGGGCAAACACCCTGGCGACTGCGAAATCCTGGTCGGTGAAGTCCAGGAACATCTCAGAGTCGCTGTCTTTCGCTTCGTCCAGCAATTTCTGAAGCGTCTCGCGTATGCTGTTAGCTGTGGCAGTTGGCATTGGCTTTCCGTCCGCCGCCTTCACCTGGTTCAGCCTGGCCAGTGCGTTCCTCACATGCGGCATGTCCAGCTTTCCTTCGTAGGTGCGATATGGCAGGTGTCGAAGTGAGCGCGGCTCGGTCTTGCCATCTGCTCCCTTGGTTCCGCCAGCTTCGATCCACAGGAACGCGGAGTCCGGCAGAGAGTTAATATAGCCCATGCTCCAGAGCGCGAAGTCGCCATATCGCAGGAACAGTTCGTTCATTGCGGAATAGCCCACATCGTACAGGCTGTTAACTGTGGCGTGATCCAGGCGGGACCAGTCTTTCAGCAGTGTGCTGCATGCTTTCACATCTCTCCTCAGTTCTCCCTTGCTCTTGCCAAGCGTGGAATAGTTCCTGATGTATTGCCGATTGAATTTCCTCATCTTTGCTCACCGTCCATGTTCATGCTGACTGGCGAAACGGGGCTGATATCCTGCAAGTCGCGCAGGCCCAGGGCTTTTCTGACCGCACGCCTTACCTCTGGATCGTCTTTGTCCACTAGGCCGACGGTATCCTTCCCCAGGCGCTGTATGGCCATGACGAATTCCTTCTTGGCCTTGTGGGACAGCACACCGTATTCTGTTCTGAGGCCGGAGAAGTCCAGCTTGGCCTGATCCGCGGTGGACCAGTAGCGGCTGTTGTTCTCCAGGACGGTCTTTGCGATCTGGTGCGGCCTCATTTTCCTCTGGAAACCGCGGAAGCTGTACTCAAAGAAGTCCAGCAGCCCTTCCAGTGTGGCCTTGCCGCCTTCGTTTTCTCCTGTCTGGAGCAGTAGGGCCAGGGGAATCCTGAGCACCGCAGCTTGCAATTTCGTGCTGTACATGACTTCCTCGACCAGCTTCATTGCGGCTTCCGGGGGTTTCTTCCAGCCCACTTCGAACTCCGCTTTGGAATATGTAACCCAGTCCTGGGCTGGGTCCGCGATGTCCACGGCCAGCATTTCCGCGCGTTTCTTCATCTCCGCGGTGGGCCTGTAGAACTGGGAGCCGTAACCGATGAGAGGCTTGGGGTACGCGGCATCGATAGATGTCTGGACGCGACCCTGCTCCAGGTTTTCCTTGATCTCGCTGTCCCGGTATGCCGCTTCCACCATGCCATAGCCAAGCTGTGTGTGGTTGGGCTGGATGTACGGCAGGTACGCCATGTCGAATGGGAACATGTAATCCACAAAGCGGCCATACGAAAGGATTCTGCGCATGCCGATGGGCCTTCCGATGTTGTTCAAGATGACCTGCTTGGGGTACGAGCCTCTTTTCTTGTTCCAGGTGCCACCGTACATGCCGTACTTCAGGAAGCCAGCGTCATCATTGTACAATTGCTTGCCGTCCAGGGTGAGGAATTCCACAATCTTGCCCCTCTTGTCCTTGATATATTCGCAGCCCCAGCCGCCAAAGGTGCAGAAATGGATGGGCAGCTTCTCCAGCATTTCCGGCTTGAGGCTGGTGTAGCGGAATATGTCATCTATCTGGCCCTGGGTGAATTCATCATTGACCAGCACGCGGAAGTCCGCGTCCTCTATGAGGCTCTGCCAGATCATGGTGCCCGCGAACAGGACTGGCTCCGAGGCCATCATGTTCTCCAGCAGTGTTGGGTCCTTCCGGTCTATGTCCAGTAGTGACTTGGGATCTTGCGGTTCATTGGATGCCTTGGCCTTCCCAGCCGAGGGGTCCAGTTGCTCGTATTCTTCTACTTTTGAGAATGGGTTTCTGATTTCGAATTTCATATCTTTCACTTCCTCTTTCCTTTCTATCTTTTAAAGACTGGTCAATATCCAAAGCGACTGTTGCGGCCGGGGCGTGGCTTGGCGACCCTGGGCTTCTTCAGGCTGGTGACCGGCCTGAGCCTCTGAATGACTTCGGGCTTGGTCCTGCGCACTTCATCGCTTTCCTGTTCCGCGTCCGTAGCAGGTGGTATATTATCATTTCCTATATAATAAAGTTCCGCTACTGCGGCCCAGGCGAGAGCGAAGGAGTCCGCGTAGTCATCGTTGCGGCCACTGGGTGCTTCCACTTTCAGCTTATCGCCCAGGTATTTTGTTCTGAGATCTGTCATCTGCTCCTCGAATTTAAAGCGGGTCGGCTCCAGAACGTCCGGGTATGTGAAGGCTCTGTTGACGATTGCTTCCCTGACGATCTGCCACATCCAGGCTTGGCGGACTGGCTCCATCGGATAGCGGGCTATCGGCAGGTTGGTGGGCAGCATGTCGGCGATGCCATGACCGATGCCGTGCAGCGTGTCTATATTCATCAGCTGGAGGCCGGGGAAGTTGCTGAGGATCTGCGTGACATCCTTCGCCTGCACTTTGGTATCGTCTCCCTGCCACTCCGCCCACATGCAGACGTGAGGTTTCAGGCCGTGCTGAGGCGCCTGCACAATTGTAAGCACCGTACTGTCGGTAATTCTGGCCGTGTCCAGGCCCGCGACTACTGGTAGGGCGGTCTGATACACCGGTTCGCCGTATCGCATCTCCGCCAGCTCCTCCAGGGTGCAGAAATTGATCACGTTGGTGGACCATTCCAGCTCATACTGTGTCTTGAAATAGTCCGAGGTCTGGCCGTGGCGCCTCATCTCTTTCTGGACGAAAGCTTCATAGGGCTTGCTGTACCGGGCGCATTCTCTCCAGTCCGCGCGGTGATTGTGCTGGCCGCGCCTGCTGGTCAGCTTGTAGAAATAGCCACTGTGGTCTGGGGTCGGTGTGCCGATCAGGATACGGGTGCCATTGGTGGATGCGCACATCGGGTAGATAGAGTTAAGTATGCGCGTGTCCTCTATGTTCTGGGCTTCTTCCAGGATGGCCAGGTCCAGGGTGTACCGCTCAATCGAAGCATTTTTAGATGCCGACTCGCAGTGACACCGGCTTCCATTCGTTAACCTGACCTCGCTCTTGTTACTGAGGACGACGCTAACCCCCAGGTAGTCCTGGAGAAAGCCCGTGTCGATGAACTGCTTGTACATATCGAAGGCGTAATCCGCCTGCTCCTTCTTGGGGCCGAAGATGCCCACGCGCATTGGGGCTTTCAGCATGGGCTCATAGATTGAGGACAGGGCGGAGATGAAGAAATTGGTTGCGCCACTGATGCTGGTCGTCTTTCCCGACTGACGGCTGAACATAGCCGAGATTTCCAGGCCGCGCTTGTTGATGAGCGACTCCACGATGTCCCAGGCCACCTTCATCTGGTAGTCCCGAAGGTCCAGGGGTGTCTTCCAGCCGCCGTATGTGGTTGCCGCGAGGATGAAATCGTGCAGCGTGTCCGGTGTCAGCTCCCCGGCCTTGAGCATGAACGCAGGCTGGCCCGTGGAGGCGGTGTCCAGCAATTCCGGCTGGGCTACTTTAATCTTTCGCAAGAGACTCACCTTCCAAGTGTGTTACTTTTTTGTTCGGTCGTGTTACTTTTGTACTCATGCGACTCACTCCTTGTACGGCCCGCGGCAGTATGCGATCCTGCTGAATACGCCCTGGACCACTTTGCAGGCCGGGGTGTTGGCGTAGCGGCACTTGCTGCACTTGCAGAAGCCAGACTCATCGCCAATCGTGACAGTTTCCCTGGTCATTTTAGCAGCCTCCGGTTTTCGCTATCGTGCCTCTTCACGGTGGGCAGGAAGAAGTTGCAGGAATCCGTCAGGCACGCAATGCTGTCATCCTCTTTCGATAGCATCATGCATCTACCGCCGCACATGGGGCATACCCACTGGGTCATGGCTGCACCACCACTTCGATCATCGCCTCGGTCTTCTCCTCTGCTTCTTTCTGAGCGTCCTGCTTCTTGCGGCTGCGGGTTAAAATGCGCTCCACGGCTGCCATTTTCTTCTCCGTGGCAGCATCTATGTTCTCCGCCGCTTCATAACCTTGGAATTTGCCGAAGCGTTCCAGGTGCGCGGCTATGGCGTTGCAGGTCGTGTTGTACATGTGGAATAGCTGCGTAATGCGCTCACCCTCTTCAGTGCCGACCAGTTGCAGGTTCACGCGGCTAAGCTCGCGCTCCAGCCTGTTCTTCATGGTGTACTCAGTTCTCAGGACTTCCCGCATGGCCTTCAGGGTCTTGTCGCGGGTGTCAAAGTCCCTGGTGTCGTCTGACAGTTCGAAGTAGCACATTCCTTTCGGGGCGGTGCCGCGCATGTTGCAGTCCCGGACTGGGCAATTGGCGCAGCGCAGGATGCCAAACTCGGACTCCGTGGAGAACTGGTCCCGGTGCAGCTCGCAGAAGCGGGAGCTGTCAAACGTCAGGCGCTTGCACCGCTCGCCCGTGCTGTGGACTATGCCAAAGCACTGCACCTTCTCTCCCACTCCGAATTCACTCTGTTCCTTTGGTTTCATCTATTCACTCTCCTT